GGTTCGAAGTCGTGGGGATTTGCCAGAGCGCTGCTTTTGCTGGGACTAGAGAAGCCGCTTCGCATTCTCTGTGCCCGCGAAACGCAGAAATCCATCGAGGAATCGGTACACAAGCTGCTGAGCGACCAGATTATCGCCCTTGGGCTGGGAGGCGAGTACGAAGTCACCAAGACCAGCATTCATGGGAGAAACGGAACACAGTTCATCTTCGCCGGCATTCGGCAAGCGACCGCTAGCAATCTGAAGTCTTATGAGGGATGCGATATAGCCTGGGTTGAAGAGGCTCAGGCGCTCACCAAGCGATCATGGAACATCCTCATTCCGACCATTCGCAAAGAGAGTTCAGAAATATGGGCCAGTTTTAACCCTGAATTAGAAAGCGACGACACCTATCAGCGTTTTGTGGTGAGCCCACCGGAGAGCGCCAAAGTGGTTCGCATTGGATGGGAAGACAATCCGTGGTTGCCCGATGTTCTTCTGCAAGAAATCCGGGATCTCCGCAAGCGCAGCGAGGACGATTATCAGCACATCTACGGAGGTCACTGCAAGCAGGTTGTGGAAGGAGCGATCTACCGCGAGGAGTTAATCGCCGCCGATAAGGAAGAACGCATTACCCGCGTGCCCTATGATTCAGGCTCGCCAGTCCACACGTTTTGGGACTTGGGCTTTGGCGATAACACGAGTATTTGGTTCGCGCAGACAGTTGGCTTCGAGTTCCGCGTGATCGATCATGAGAGCGACTCGCTGAAGGGCCTGCAGCATTACATCAAGCTTCTACAGGAAAAGCCTTACGCCTATGGTACGCACTGGTTGCCGCACGATGGCGCCGCGCACGAATTAGGCACTGGCCGCAGCATTGAAGAATTGCTCAGGAAAGTCTTCGCTTCGGTGAAGTGCGCTAGGAAGCTCAGCATCGAAGACGGGATAGCGGCGGCGCGAGCGATCTTTGGCCGGTGCTGGTTTGACAGGGAGAAATGTGCCGACGGCTTGCAGTCTTTGCGACATTATCGCTACGAACAGGACGAAAAGCGTGGTACATTCAAACGCGAGCCGCTCCACGACAGAGCGTCACACGACGCAGATGCTTTTAGGACGTTGGGAGTGGCGATCAAAGAATTCAGGCCGCAGGCGCAAGGGCGGCCATCACGACCCGCTACGCCGTGGAGCTGAACGATGCGAAAGGTTTGCGTCGAATGCAAAGTTCGTCCTGCTAAAGCGCATCCCGGAGGGAAGAGCAAGCATTCAGATCATCGCGTGAAACAACTCCGAGGCCATGATTTGTGCCGTCAATGTTTCAGGTCGATACGCGACCGGATAAGGAATCTTGAATGAGAGCCCTGAAAGGTTTCAAAGCAGCACTCGCAGGCATCACTCTCCCATCAGCCAAACGCGATTCCAAGAAGCGAACCACGAAATACACCAAGCAAGGGCCTCGGCTGAACGCGAGCAAGGGCGGGAAGCTGAGGAAGAAATAACAGATGGAGCGCCCGATGACGGCAACGAATCCAAGGCGATATCTGCATCCTTTCGTTTGTCGGCGCTCAGATGCGCTCTGCAATGGTATGAACTTTATGCCAGACGTGTCTGAGATTCTCTCCGCTGGAAGAACCGACGTGGCGAGCGGCGGCGGCGGACGCGGCAATCATGCTGCCAGTGAGGTAGCTAGTCACTGCTTACCTAAGCCAGTCCCCTCGACGGCTGGCCCAGAAGAGCACGGCGGAACGGAACGCTCGCAAATTACCTTGAACATCGTAGATTGGAAGTTCCTGCCAGCCCCGCTGACAATGGTCATGTGCTCACGCCGTCGCCAGTTCATCAAAACGAATTGGGCAAGCCGCAAGGGCTTTACGATGCTGGTGAAGTTTGAGGAAGAAAAACAACCTCAAACGGTGAGCGCGAAGTATGCTGCCGGAATAAGAAGCGCGAACATGAAGTTTGAGGAGAAACAAAAGTGATCGAGCCACGCAACGACCGCGTGCTGATTCAGCCTGACGAACCAACAATTCGTGGCGGCGGGGTGTTCTCAAAGACACAAATAATCATGCCCGACAACGCCAGAGAGGCCGCGCGCACCGGCATCGTGGTAGCCGTAGGCGCGAAAGTTCTTGACGTGAAGTGCGGTGACAGGGTACTTTTTCCACGATATGCAGGTCTTGAGTTCAAGCGAGCGGAAGACCGCGCTGAGTGGGAAGGCTTGAGGCTGATGCGCGAGGAAGAATTGCAAGCGAGGGTGAATCAATGAAATCCGATGTGATGGCCGCGACACCCAAAGCGCGCAAGATGCCCAAGAAGATCGATCACATCGAAATCCACGAAGCAGACAACGGCGGCCACATCTTGCGTCACATCCACACGAACTACGATCACCCGCCCGAGGAGCATGTTTTCAGTCCCGACCAGGGCCATGCGCTCGTTCAGCACCTCATGAAACACTCGAACATCGCGCTCGATACCGAAGCGGCTGCGGGAACAGAAGAGAACGTGGACGCGAAGGAAAAGGCGCAGCTATGAGCCACTGGTGGAACAGGGACAGGACCGGCGATAAAGATCACGTTGCCAGCAAGGGAAATCCCAATGCCGACCGAGCACTTCAAAAGCAAGGAAGCTTACCGGAAAAACTTAGCTTACAGACACATACATCAGATACCGTTCACAGCGGAGAAGGTAGTGGTGGGCGGGAAGTCGCACAAGGTAAAACACTCGACGAGTCCCTCGCGGAAGAGGATCGACACGAAGCAGCGCCAAAAGGCAGCCCGGCGCCGCTCAAGTGGTGACACGCACGCTTTCGTAAACGGAGTGCCAGCATGATACCCATTCGTCCAGGTTTCTCAGGCGGCCAGCCCATAGGCGGTCCTGTGCGCTTCGGCGGCCAAGTCGGTCCCATGGGAGGCGGTGGAATGCGCCCTCAGATGCCCGGGCAACGACCGATCGCCAGCATGAAAAAGGGTGGCAAAGTTAAGAAAACAGGCCTCTACAAACTTCACAAGGGTGAAACCGTCAAGAAAGCGAAAGCCAAGGGCAAGAAGTCGGACACCAGTGCTTTCGTGGCTGGAAAACGTGCCTAAAATACGAAAAGTCCACGCACTTATTCTCTCATTAGTCCTCCTCGCTAGCCTTGCGTCAATCGTCCTGAAACACACCGGAGCGCAGGGCCAAGGCAATGCTACAAACTTCGTCTACACGGGCACCGGCTCACCTGTCGGCAGTTGTACCACGGGTATTTCCTACGTTGATGCGGCCACAGGCTTTCTCTGGACATGTCGCAGCGGTTCCTGGCAGCTTCCCACAAAAGCGATTCTAGCCAGCGCGTACACCAACGCCACAACCGGGATGACGAACATTGCCGGACTGTCGATTCCGGTGGGTGCGAATCAGAATTACGGCGTCATTTGTTACTTGGTGTATCAGGTTTCCAGTTCCTCGACTGTCGCGCAGTTCACAATTACCGGGCCAGCGGCGCCAACGTCCATCGTCTACAGCGCGCAGTTTCAAACGCAGTCGGCGACGCCAACGTACACCGAAGGACAGGCTTCTACGGCTTTCGGCACCGTCCAGGGCGCAAGCAACATCACGGCTGCGACAAATTTTTCGCTCTTAATGCACATTGGCCTCGTGAATGGTGCGAATGCTGGTACAATGCAATTGCAGGCTGCGGCACAGGTCACCGGGAGTGTTACAGTCCAGCCAGGTTCTTGGTGCACGGTTCAATGATTGAATGTAAAGCATGGGATCATCCCAAAAAAGAGGAAGAGGTCGTCACGGCCTTCTTCGACGGCAAGAAAATAGGTCTTCTTTTAGGCGACAAACCGCAAGAACTGAAAATTCATCGCAAATTCGACTCCGAAAACATGAATGCCTCTTTGATGTGCTTGGCAATGGAAACTGTCCGTCGAAGGACTAATGCCGCCTATCGCATCAGTCAAGAGCGGCGCATCGCGCGCGGACTGAATTTTGCGGAGAAAATGATTCAGCGAGCAAGAACTGCTTTGGCGCTCCGAGACATGAAATGAAAATCCTTCATGCCTAATCCCACCTACCGCGACGGTGAAGGAAAAACATTCCTACAGCGAGCGCGCGACCGTTTCAAATATTGCTACGATTCATGGCGAGAAATAAAAGAAGAACACGACAAAGACATGCGTTTCCTTGCCGGCGACTCCTGGGACCCAGCCGAGAAATCCCGCCGCAAGAATCTCAACATGCCGATGGTGCATTTTGATGAGCTGACGCAGTACATCAATCAGCTTGTCAACGATGTGCGCCAGAATAAGCGCGCGGTGAATGTCCTTCCAAAAGGCAATGGCGCGAGTAATCAGACAGCGGCCTTGCGCGCCGACTGGGTGCGAGCTGTCGAATACATCTCTCAAGCGCAAACAGCCTATACGACAGCGTTTCAAAGCGCTGCTGGTTCAAGCTACGGCTTCTTTAAGCTCGAAACCTTTTACGAAAGCGAAAAGTCCTGGGACATGGGCGTGCGTATCTGCGAGATCGTGAACGCCAACACGATTGTGTATGACCCGGATTGCAAGAAATACGACTGCTCGGACGCAGAAGACTGCTGGGAACTGGATTTTATGTCTCACGATGCGTTCAGGCGCAAATATCCCGATGCTGAGGTGACGTCCTTTGCCGATGATGATGTGCAGCAAGCGGCGCCGGAATGGGTAAAGCCTAAACAGGTTCAAGTTGCGTCCTGGTGGAAGGTGGAACTCGATAAGGTGAAGTTGCATCTCGTGCAACTGTCCGACAGCTCCACGAAAGTCATGCGCTCGGATGAGCTGCCAAAGGACTTGCCAAAGGAAAAGCTGCTCAAGTCGCGCGATTTCGAAGATCGCCGCATCGTCCAATACGTCCTGAACGGCGTCGAAGTGCTTGAAACAAACGACCCGAAAAAGGGCAAGGGCTGGCCTGGGCAGTGGATACCGATTATCCCTGTCTGGGGCAAGGAAATGTTTGTGGACGAAGGTTCAGGCGCGGTCAGAAAGATTTACTCGCTGATTCGTTTGGCGCGCGATCCGCAACGCTATCTGAATTATCTAGCTTCTCAGGAACTTGCTGAAGCCAAGATGACACCGCGGAGTCCGTACATGGGGCCGCGCGGGATGTTCAGCGCGAATTGGAAGGACTGGGAGGATCTCAACGAAGATCCGAAAGCCGCAATTGAGTATGACATTCCCGAAGGCCAGCCACCCGGCACAAAGCCTGACCGCGTGCCTTTCGAGCCCAACTTCCAAGCCTACGAAATGGCGAAACAAGCCGCTAGCCGCGCCATCATGACGGCAATGGGTATCTCTCCTTTGCCCACTGATGCCCAAAAAGCCAACAACAAATCCGGCATCGCTTTGGCCAAGATTCAAGGGGAACGCGCGCAGGGAAGTTTTCATTTCATTGATAATTTCGACCGTTCGCTGGTTTATTGCGGCCGGCAGCTGGATGACATTTTCGAGAAGATTCACACGATGGCGCGCGACATTCCGCAGCGCAAAGAAGACGGAACGCAAAGCACTGCGCGGATCAATGACCCCGATAACGGCAAGAACAAGATGTTTGAGGGCGATCACGATGTGACGATTACGGTCGGGCCGTCCAATGAATCGCAGCGCGAGGCAGTAGCGGAGTTCGCCGACACGCTTGCGAATATCCAAGGCGTTTTTCCGCTGATTGGCGATTTGATCGTAAAGATGCGGAACCTCGGGCCGATTGGTGAGCAAATCGCAGAACGCCTGACGCCTCCACAGTTCGCCGGGCAAGGCGATGACGATTCCATGCCGCCGCAAGCGAAAGCCGCTATTGGTCAGCTCAAACAGCAACTCCAACAGTTGCAAACGGTCATCCAGCAACTTACGAGCGAAAAGGCCGCCAAGATGTGGGAACTCGACGGCAAGACGCAGATCGAGAAGATCAAATCGGATACCGCAATCGCCGTCGCGCAGATTCAAACCAAGGCTCAGCAGCTCAGCGAACGCTTGCAAGCCCTCGAAGACATAAAGAGCGATTTCATGCAGATGGCACACGAAAAGGGTATGTCGGCGCAAGATCATCAGCAAGCGACAGCGCAGAGCGCGCAGGAACACCAACAAGCCTTGGAACAAGGAACTCAGCAAGCGGCCCTTGCGCCTCAGCCCGATTCAGGCAATAATGCGGGCGCAGGGCAATGATGAATGAGCCCATTCGGATCACCGAAAAACACGCCACCGCCTATCCAGACGGTGCTGACTGCTGCTATTCCACCGGATATTCCCGGCCAGCAGTCTTCTTCGATGAGTATTATCCCGCTCGCGAGCATTGCGGGAATCTCGGCAATCATGCTGAATCAACTGGCGCAGACCGGCTCGCAAACGGAATATTTCATGCAGATTGACAATGAGCTTATGGCGATAACAGGTCTTGATGGCAGTGCAAGCGGAGTGCGAGTGATTCGCGGCGTGAATGGTACTCAGGCAGTCCCGCACGCCATCGGCGCAACGGTTTTGTACGGGCTGGGAACGCAATTTCAGCAGAATTGAAAGGAAAATATGGGAAACCAACTAAAGAACGCAAAGATGCCTCGGTCAGAAAAAGGGGGCGCATCGCGCGGAGCCAAAGGTCAGAACGTTGGCGCTGTCTCTGGCAAGCCGAACGATGAGTCGAGCATGGAGATTCACAAGAAGCATTTCGGGCACGTTTTGAAGACTGCTCAAGCGCTTCATGGCGGCGATCCTTATAAGCACGAAAAGTAGTTGATTGACAAGCGCGTGGCTTTCAGCGCAGAATGGCGTGCAAATGGTCAGAGACAGACTCGGCAACGAAATCCGCGAAGGTCAGTTGATTTATTCCATTTCAACCGGCCTGAAAGCTCGCGTCAAGTCTGTCGATGGTATCCATGTGAAACTCGAAATTGACTTCACGTTGATTGCCACGCCGGATAATCCCGAGAATCGCTTCGGCGATTTCATCTGCGCGGTTGACTCGGACAGTTCTCAAGCTTCGAACGGCTTGCTTGATAGAGCCGTTCCTCACAAGGGCATACAGTGACACCAGCACTCAAAATTGGATTGGTAGTTCATGGCAACAGAGGCGTCATGACCCTCGATGAAGTATCTCTACTCATCGAGGACACACGATGGCCACAGACGCCGTAGTTGTCGAATCGTCACCGACAGAAACGCTGAAGTCCCTCACGCCCGCAGAGCACAAGACCTGGCGGGCGACTGGCAATCTCCCCGAGAAGAAAGCTCCCGAAGCAAAAGACTCGACGGCAGTTGCGGATCCGTCACCCGCTGCAAAGGAAGTAGCTGCGCCTGCGGCTGAAAAGCCTGCGAGCGGAACTCCTGCGGAGCCAGCGGCCGCAGCCCCAGAGCCAAAGGCAAAGGCAATAAATAGTGCGGAAGCGCGCATCAAGGAACTTCTCGCGGAGAACAAGTGGCTGGCAACCCAGCTTGAAACTTCGCGTAAGGCTCCTGTTGCAGCGCCAGCGAAAATCGAGGAAGTCGCGAAACCTCGCCGCAACGATACCGACCCGAAGACCGGACAGCCGAAATATGCATCTGACGAAGCTTTCGAGGAAGCGCACGAAGCGTACCTGACCGCCAAGGTCACGAAGGACGTGGAGCAGCGCCACGCGAAAGCTCAGGCAGATGCAAAAGTCGCCGAGCAAAACAGGATTTTGCAGCAACGCATGGCCAACTCCGTCAAGATTGCGACGGAGAAGCATCCAGACTTTCTGGAAGCCTTGGGAGCCAAGACGGAAGAGAAAGACGGAAAGAAAAACACCGTCTTTACAAACGATGCCGTCAAGGCCATCAAGACCAACGGAGTGCTGGATGCATGGATTCTGGATTCCGACATTGGGATGGAGATTCTGTACTATCTCTCGAAAAATCCCGGTGAAGTGGAACGAATCCAGTCTCTTGGCGCATTCGCTGCCGCCCGTGAATTGACCAAGCTCGAAGACAAGCTCGCCGGCTCCTCGCCCATCGCTATCGTTCCAAAGCCTGAAAGCTCAACCGCCAAGCCAATCAAGGTTCCCCCGGAACCCGCATCCTCGGTTGGAGGACGCGCTACGGCCCCCGCAGACGGTGAAGAAGCAGCCGTCAAAGACGGGGATTTCAGGCGATTTCAGCGCGAAGCGAACGAAGCTGAATTCCGCAAAAAGAAAGCGAGTTAAGTTTTGCCGAACACTTTTGCATTCCCGCAATGGGTTTCGATGGATGCCCTGCGGCTCCTGCTCAACAAATTGGAAGTCGTTGCGTGCTTCAACACGGAATGGCAGAAAGAGTTCGAGCAGGAATTCCCCATCGGCTCCGTCACCCAAGTCAAGATTCCGCAGCGCTTCCTGATCCGCGATGGCCTTGGCTACAACCCGCAAGGCATCAACCGGCTTACCACGACCGTAAACTGCAACCAGATTATGGGCGTGGACTTCGAATGGGACGACTTCGAACAAGCTCTGAACATGGAGCGTTCAAAGGAAGAAATTCGAAAGCAATACCTCGAGCCGGCAGTAGCGCAGATGGCCCAGGAAGTCGATTCCCGCGCGGCCAACTTCGCCATGCTGAACACCAACAATTTTGTTGGCGTTCTCGGAGTTGACCCTAACACGACAACCACTTTTGCTCAGGCTCGCCAGCGTATGTTTGAGCTTGCGTGTCCTCCGGGCGGCGAGAAGTCGTTGTGCATTCCACCGCAATTCTCGACGTCGATGGTGCCGGCCCTGCAAACTCTCTTGAACCCGCAAGACGACATTTCGAAGCAGTTCAAGGAAGGTTCGCTCGGCAAACTCCACGGCTTCGATGTTTACGAGTGCATGTCGCTCTGGCGCTTCACCGCGGGAACGCAAGCAGGCGCAACGACCGTCAACACGCTCAACGTGAACAATGGCGGCAACCAAATCGGCCTGAACTCGACTGCAGGCGACACGTTCAACCCTGGCGACATCTTCTCGATCGCCAACGTTAACCAGGTCAATCCAATGACGCGCCGGACGCTTTCGACCACGGCAAAGCAGTTTGTCGTTTTGCAGCCTTACCTTGCGGTAGGCGGCGGCGCGGCGGCTGACTTCCTGATCGTTTCCCCGGCTCTCTTTGGCCCTGGCTCGCAGTACCAGAACGTGGACAACCTTCCAGTCAATGGCGCCGCTGTCACGCCGTGGCCCGGAGTGGCGGCCCCGAACGGCAAGACTTCCGCAACCGGCCTCGTCATTCATGGCGATGCATTCGGCTTTGCGGGCGTCAAGCTTGAGGAGCCTCGCGCAACGGAAATGACCTCGCAAACACGCGACCCTGAAACTCGGGCTGCGCTGCGGTTCGTCCGCATGTGGGATCCAGTCCAGGCCAAGATGATTAACCGCTGGGACTCGGTATTTGGTTTTGGTCAATTGTACTCGGACTCATGTGCCGTAAGGATCCAAGGTGCATAGGACTATGAAAACAATGAAGAAATACCTAATCGCAGCCCTGTTCGCCATCGCAGCTCTTTGCTTTCCGGCACTCTCGCTGGCACAGCAAAACCTGCTCATCCAGACCACGCTCACCGGCAATGTCCCTATTCCGACGCAGCTGGCGAATCCGCCGCAGGCCTACGGCTTCATTCCGCTTGCGTCAACGACCAGCCTTGTGGGCTATCAGCTTAACCAGACGACGACGATCAACCAGCAAAACGCCTGGGTGCTCTACGTCGATCGCGAGGAAATGCTGGTAAACCAAGTCAATGGCCTAACCGCCATCGTGACGCGCGGCTACAACTCCACAGTGGCAACCAGCCACGCATCGGGCGCGATGGTCCTCTACGGCCGGGCGGCTTGGTTCTATAACTACGATCCAGGCGCGGTGCTGTCGCAAGGCGGCCCCGGCGTTCCTGGTGGGCTAGTTTGCACCGTCGCCGGCCAATTCGCCTTTCCTTGGGTGAATATCCGCAACGGTGAGCAGTGGGCTTGCTCACCAACGTCGCTAACCTATGTGCCGTGGTTCGGGAATAGCAATAACCCGACACAATCTGTGGACTTCGGCACAGCAGCCTCGATCGCTGGCGCACAGCCCATTCTTGGGCCGCTGTTCCGATTGTCGGGCACTGCGGCGATCACATCATTTACCGTGCCGGTGGGCATGAACGCTACGATAGTGGGCGGAGCGCAGTTCTGCATCGTTCCAACTGCTGCTTTCACCACCACGGCGACGAATAATATCGCCTCCGCTTCAACTGCTGTCGCTGGTAAAACGCTCTGTTTTACTTGGGACGCGGCTACAGCGAAGTTCAATAGCTCATATTAACCTCTCAGCGGCTCGGAGCGAGCCGAAAATCGCTCCACATAGTTTGAGGGGATGAAATGACGCAGATTCAAACGCCCGTTCTACCGAATATCTCGCAGGGGCCGCGCGGCATCGGCGCACGTAATTCTGGCGGCGCCTACACGCAGGACGGCCAGCAGGACATTATCGACGGCGACTCTTTTCAAGGGCCGGAAATATTGCTCAGTGGCACGACCGATGCCATCGTGAACCACGTTGCCGGGAACTACATCATCAAGACAGGGAGCGCCGACGCGATCACGCTATTCGCGCCTACGGCGGGCGTAGATGATGGTTTGAGCATTAACATTTGGTCAGACACGGCGTTCGCGCATACAGTGACACTTCCCAGCGCGCTATTTGCTTCCGGCAAAGCGCTGACCACGGCGGCGACTTTTGCGGCATTTCGAGGCGCTGGGCTGTCGCTGCGGGCCTATAACGGCGTTTGGCAGGTGATCGGCCTATCGCCGGGCATGTCCAACGCGAGCTTCGCTTAGAAAGGAATTTATGTCCGAACAGCTTACAGATGCGGAAATTCTATCAGCGTTCAGGGACTATACCGCGCGTCAAGGCGCTGGCCCCGCAAAGTTCGTGCCGCTAATGAACCACCCGGAGCACCGCGGCGTGATTCAAGCCAACTTTATCCGTCCCGCGCCTCGCGAATATCCCCGGATGATGTACCACGTTAGCGGGATGATCAAGATCGTGCAGGACAAGCACGAGCAGGAAGCACTTGGAACGTCGTGGTTCATCACCCCGCAAGTCAGGAAGAGCGACTGGCGCGCGCGCGCGAATCAGGTATTCACCAAATCGGGATTCCAGGTCTACGCTCATCACGTCGCGTTTCTCCAGAATGCAGGGGTCGCGAACGTAGACAGCATGGAAACCGCCGCTTTGTTCCTCGACAAGCTGGATGATGCCGAGCAGGAATCGTTCTTTCGCGAGGCTGAAGAGTTTCAGGCGCCGCAAACGGTTGAAGTGGCTGAGGAAAAGAAAGCGCCCGCCAAATCCAAGAAGTAGCGCGGGCAGAGGATAATCTGTGCCCATTCCAGGCCCCGCGCCAACGAATCCTGTTCCGCCCGGACCCAACACGGTCGGTCAGGTCATCACCAACGCTCTCTATTGGCTGAACGTTGTCGCCCCGGGCGAGGTCCCTGACGCTCTCGAAATGGCGACTGGGTTGGCTTGGTATTGCCAGCTTGCGGACTCATGGAATACGCAGCAGTATTACATCTTCGCTTCAGACCTGCTCAGCGCTTCGCCAATAAACCCTTTCGCGCCTTTCCAGCTCGTTCCCGGGCTTGTGGCGCACACCATCGGACCTGCAGCGGTCGGTGCCGCGCCGGCACCCAATTTCCTTGTCAACAACGAGCGGCCGGTCAGGATTCGCAACGCCAACATCATTCAAAACAATGTGTTCCCGGTGGTGCGCTTCCCGCTCTACATGCGCGACAAGGATTGGTGGGCGAAGAATCGCATCCAGACGATTCAAACCAGCTTGCCGACGGACTTGTACTACCGCCCCGATTGGCCGCTTGGCACACTTTTCTTCTGGCCGGTTCCAAACTTCGCCTATTTGTGCGAGTTCGAGATCGAGACAATTCTTCAAGGCGCGGCTCAGCTTGCGCAGGCCTTTGCAGCCCCTCCGGGCTATGAGTTGGCGTTGACGATGACTTTGGCGGAATTGCTCTCTGTGCCGTTCGAGAAGCCGCTAAACCCGGCTTTGGCTGCAATGGCGGCGAAAGCTAGGCTGGCCGTGCAAGGACTCAATTCCGCAGCACCGCGCATCTCTCTCGACGATTTTGGAAGGCCCAGTACGGAGCGGCCGCGAGCTTCGTGGAATTATTACACCGGCCTTAGCCGGTAAGGGAACGGAAGGAAGCAAATGAAGAACTTCAAGATAGGCTCATTTCTCGCAGGTATTCTAATCACCTCGTTTCTGCTTTTCAGTTCGGTGGGATTCAACGTTCCCGCGAAAGCCCAAGGCAGCGCGAACGCGCAATACCTGTGGATTCACACGGGGACTACCACCACGGTCAAGGCGGCTTCTGGATTCATCAATACGCTCACGCTGAATGGCGGCACGCCGGGCGTTGTCACACTCTACGACATTGGCGGCGTTGGATGCACGGGAACTCCTGGCTCGGGCCAGTTCGCTACGATTGAAGCCATCACTAGCACGAATCCTACAACGCTTTCCTATCAGCTTAAGCTCAACAACGGCCTGTGCATCGTGACGGCGGCAGCGACAGATTTGACGGTGAGCTTCAATTGAAGAAATGGCTCGCGCTCGCTCTTTTGCTTATCCCGCTGGCCGTTTTCGGTCAGGGCGTCCGCATTGGTGATGAACTCCCGGTAAATTCCGCGATCACGACTCCAGGAGTTATTTCGACGGTTCCGTTCACGAACGTCAATATCTGCACTTACCCTGCGAACGGCGTCCCCTGCACGAATAAAGCCACGACCTACACTGGAATCACGCTGGCAACGCCATGCTCGACCTCTACACAGTTAGTCCTGCACGGCACAAGCTCCTGCGTCTCGCAAACCGATCTCTACGGAAATTGGGGCGCATGGGTAGCGTCGGGAACTTACGATATTACGTTCACCGTGTCTGGCGGCCAATCCTACGGGCCATTCACCCTAAGCGCAGGAGGCGGGAGCGCGGGCGGCGTTAGTTCCATCAACTCTCTCACTGGGGCTGTGACGTTTGCTCCAGGCGCAAATATCACGCTCACGCCCAGCGGTAACACGGTCACGATTGCCGCAACTGGAGGCGGCTTCACTCCGTCTATCAATGGCACGCCGCTATCCTCGGCTGGCTTGAACCTTGAGACGAGCACGACGAACGCAACGGGGCTCACTTGCACGCCGACGCTAGTCTCGACCATCAACGTCATCCCCTGCGAAATTTCTGGAACGATTACGGCTGCCCACGTCGCCACGCTCAACCAGAATACGACAGGAAATGCCGCAACCGCGACGGCTCTCGCCGCGACACCGACGCTATGCACTACAGGGCAAGCCCCTACAGGCGTATTGGCGAACGGCAACGCTACCGGATGCGCTTCGACAGGGGGCACGGGAACAGTCACTTCGTTCAGCGCAGGGAATCTCTCTCCACTTTTCACGACTTCCGTAGCCACGGCAACAAGCACGCCAGCACTCACATTTGCTTTGTCCAATGCGGCGCAAAATTCCATCTTCGCCGGCCCACCTACGGGAGGCGCGGGAGCGCCGAGCTTTCAGACCGCCCCCACATTCAGCGCAGCGAATCTAACGAGTTTCCCGACGTTCAACCAGAATACCACCGGCAATGCGGCAACGGCGACCAGTGCTTCGAATGGAATCACGGCAGGAACAGCCGGTTACTTTCAAAAAGCTGCTAGCTCGACAACTCTCGCGAATACGCTTTGCGATGAAGGCATAACGACAGTAAATCAAGTAACTTGCACGGACACGGCTGGGATTGCCGGTGTGTCATTCACGTCCACGCAATCGACGGCTGGGTTTGTAGACTATCCACAAGGTTCGTCAAGCGCATCGGCCCCCCTCTGCATAACAGCCTTTTCTATTTGCGAGCAAGCGCCAGCGACAGTTACTTCTTACTTGGTGACGAAGCCGGGATTGGCTGCTCAAGGAATTGAGACGAATATTGTTACATCGGCGGTGGACACGCAGGGCTTTAGCGGTGACGGGAATCATTCGACTGCCGTTACCATCGGCTCCGGTACTTCTATTGGCTCAACTTCCCTGTGTTCAACCGCCAACTGCCCGGCAGGAACTTATCAAATCAATGGCTACCTCGATGTCACTACGGCATGTTCAACGACAGGTGGCTATTTCGTAAGCATCACCTATACCGATGATGCAGGATCGAAAACAGTTGTAATGCCACTGATCGGAACCGGCGTCACGGCGAGTTTGCTTACGGCTACGGGAATCAGTTCCTCACTGGCACTTTCTTCTACCAGTAATTTCGCGCAAGGTGATTTATTTGTCAGGTCCACCGGAGCTTCGGCGATTACTTACACGACGACAGCATCAGCCTGTGCTACCGGCGGCCCAGCGGTAGGCAAACTTTTTCTCTCAGTGGTGCCGGTACAATGAAACGCTATTTAGCGGCACTTATATTGTTTTTTGCTACGTTCTCCGCCCCTTCATTTGCGCAGACTGCCTTCAACGCATGGAGTCGGGCAGGAAACATAATTACAGGAACAGGATTCGGGAATCCTACTGTCCTCAAAGACACGACCGGATGCGTGATTCTTTCAAGTCCCTGTTTCAAAATGTGGTATGGAAATTTCACTACAGGAAAGCTCTATTATCAGGAATCTCTGGACGGTCTGACTTCTTGGACGCCGTACAGCGGGAACCCGATAAGCACAGGGAGCTTCATCGCTTTTCCCACGGTCTTCGAGAACGCCGGAACCTACTATCTTTACTCCGGCGAAAACCCGATCATCTTGCAAACTTCAACGAATGGAGTTTCTAGCTGGACGGCGGCGACAAATATTCTTTCTGTCGGCAGCGCTGGAGCTTGGGATGCTGGCGACTTGGCGCAATTTGTGGTCTTGGGTAACGTCGCCGGAACTTGGTACGCCTACTATAATGGATTCAGTTCTAGCGGTCCTCAACTTGGCGGGGAAGGGCTCGTAACAGCTACAAGTTTGTCAGGGCCGTGGACAAAATCTCCGAGTAATCCGGTTATCACCAATGCCAACGGAAGTCCGGGCCCCGGCGCGGCTGTGTCTTTTCTGCAAGTAGGCGGGACTTATTACTGTTACGCAGCAGCCTACTTCAATAACAATTTTTTGACAAGTATAGGACTAGACGGAATCATGCGTTGGTCAGCGCCTTCCATTGCCGGTCCGTGGACAGAACTGACCTATCGTGGGAATCAGTTCGCTGTGTATTATGCAGCGTCGGCGGCAGATTACCCAACAAACACGATGGGGATAAACCTCGGCGACGTATCCATTTTGGCAGCCAACGGGAACATCTACTTATACTACGACTTGTCGATTGGAGTGGGAGGCGCGGAAGGGTACATAAACGAAGCTGTTGCTACCGGATATACTCCAGCACAGCTCGTCCGTACTTATGAGGGCGTTGTAGGCGTTCCAATTTCCGGTGCTCCCCAGTTAAACCTTGTCACGCAGGCTTCAGATAATTTTCAGCGGGCAGGACCGGCTCTAGGCTCAAACTGGACGGTTCTCAATACCAGCCCTTACACAAACGCCGTCATCTCTTCAAATCAGGCGGTACCGAGTGCGCTAGGTACATTTGCAGCGGATTGGTGGAATCCCTATTCATGGACCAACGACCAGTGGGCGCAAATTACTATAGCTCAATTGGCTAATTCCAGTTGCGCCGCAGGCGCAGACATTCGGATGAACGAATCAGGCGCAGCTACGACTTACGAAGTAAGCGCCGGCGGACCTTTAGGGAGCACATCGGCTAACTGGTTTATAAGAAAAAGAGTAGCGGGGACAACCACTATTCTAGGCAATTTAACCGGGATCTCCTTTAGCGCTGGCGACACGATTTTGGGAGTTGTAAACGGAACGAATTTGTACATCTACTGGAATGGCTATCTTATCGGTCTGGCGAGCGATTCGTCTTTGACTTCCGGTGCTGGAGGATTTGATGTTGTGGCTTCGACATCGGCATCCAATGGAGCTATCAGCGCATGGAGCGGCGGAAGTTTTCAAACCGCACCGTTATTGCTGGGTGCGTCTGTTGGCGGGAAAGCGTCTGTTGGCGGAAAGGCGGGGATTGGAAAATGAAACATTCACTACGCGAGGCACGATGCGCCTAAAAGTTTTCGCATGTTTGCTCCTTTTCACCAGCATAGCACAGGCCTCGCCGTGGTATCGCGACAAGAAAGTGTGGGCCGTGATCGGCTCATCCATCGCGTCCTCAGCGGTAGCAACGAAAGAAGCGCACGATTGTCGGGTGCGAAAAGACGCCGGCATTTCTTTCTGCAATGGCGGATACGGCCCTTTTGCCGCACGCGAGGCTGTTCGCATGGTCGGCGCTTTAGGAACAGATGCTCTCGGACTTTGGGGCCGGCACATGGGCATCAAGGAATGGTCTGTGCTCCCTCTCGGCTATTCAGGATTCAACGTTTACGTTGCGGCGCAACAAGCAGGAATAGGTTGCAAGGCTGGGACCTGGCCCGTGTGGGGAACAAAGTACGACTGCCAACCGTGGACATGGGGGACAAATGAGGCGAAGCCTGATCTTAGCCACATTGCTTTTGTGCGCCACTAGCTTCCCGGCGCGCGCGCAAGTAGTACAAACTGTCGCTCTTAATACTCCATCTCTGACCGTCACGCCAAAAGCGGTGAACGATACTTTTGTAGTGGAGTGCGACTACGGGACCACGGGCGTAGTGCCATCGATCGCGGACACCTTGGGGCTGACCTACGCTCCAGTGGGCACACAGCCGAATACTTCGACAAACCTGGAACAGTTTGTTTTTGTTTCGTCTCCCATCGCCGTGCTCACACAGGACACATTGACATGTGCTGCCGGTAAAAACTTTGGCGAAATTTACGTTGTCGAGCTGACCGGGCCGCTGACGGTGGATAGCTTCACGCAAACGAATAATACGGCCAGCCCAGCAACAGGCACGCTTACTACTTCAGCAGGCGATATAGTGCTGGCTTTTTGCGTCACGGGGACGTGCTCCAGCGCCTCGGGATGGGGCGCGCTGACGAATTACGACGATAACTTGGTAGCGGAAAACATTGCCCCTACAGTACCGAGCCTCACAGTATCATTCCCCACGACTAGCAACTGGATGCTCACGCTCGTATCTCTTACGCCAGCCCAGCCTCCGCCGCCTCCCGCTATCACCGTGGGACTGGCAGGCTCAGTCACTCTTGTTGGCGGCGCGCCTGCCGTGCCTATAGCTGTTCACGTGACTGCAAATCAGTGGAACGGCACGGCTTGGACCTCGCTCGGGAACGCAACGCTAAGCTCGACAGGCGTGCTCGCTGGATCACTTCAAATCAACCCTGCTTATGTAGACGCGAACGGCAACATTGCGTTTCAGTTTTGCGTGTCGGGCATCCCTGATTGTGTGGCACAGACTTTCCCTCTGGCGATATTCCAGCAGGGAAGTACAGGAATGACCGTAGGCATCACGCTTTTCTCTTTGGCAGTTCCGGTCCCGAAGAGTTTTTCAGTGAGCTTGACGCCGTGAGCGCCGCACGACCAATCTTGCCTTCAGTAGAATCGCGAGAGTCGCTTTCCGCTGCGATAGGGCGTGAGCCAGATTATGTGAAGATTGAGGTAAAATTGTCAGGCGGTGATTTGAAGAACGTGCGACGGATTTTAGATGGGAAATACGAGCCTCTTGAGGATGCTTGGCTCACAGTTAGGGTGAAGAAAATTGGGTAGGTTCTCGATTATCGGAGGTTCATATACTTCGCAGTCTTTAACCGCGGACTGCCAGCGCACGGTCAATTTTTACCCCGAAGTGCTTGAGGCCCAAGGCGGCAAATCCGCGATGGCGCTTTATCCCACGCCGGGGACGATCATCTTCGCGGTTCTCCCTGCAGGGCCGGTGCGTGCGCAACTCGAAATTAACGGCCGCTATTTCGCTATTGGAGGTCCAAACTTTTGCGAAGTGCTTGCGAATGGCACCGTAAATGTTATCGGGCAGGTTGCTAACGATAATCTTCCCGCTTCGATGGTTGCGAGCCCCCAGCAACTCCTGATTGCGGCTGGTGGAAGTCTGTACGTCTACCAGCTCCAAACTCAACCGAACGTGAACGGCACGACCATTGGCGGCGTGATTCCGCCAACGCTTGTTGCCGGCACGTTCTACATGATCCCGGTTGGCACGTTCACTTTGCCGGGAGGCGCGCAGGGCAATCCGTCGCAGGTGGAATACATCGACGGTTTCTTCTTGGTGCTGATGCGGGCCTCGCAGACATATTACATTTCAACGCCGCTCGATGCTTCGAGCTGGCCGCCGCTCCAGCAAATCACTGTCACAGTGTTCTCTGACAACATTCAGGGATTCATCCAGAACCAGCGTCGCCTACTCGTTCTTGGGCGTAAGCGGTCAACCGTCTACTACGATTCCGGGAGCCTCAATATCTTCGACGTGGATCCGTCTGGCACGGTTGAGAATGGTTCCGTCGCTATCTTCGGCATGTGCCGCCTCGACAACTCGATTTTCTGGGTTGACCAAGACGAGCGGGGGAACGGCGTTATTCGGAGGAATTCTGGCTACACCCCAGTTCGAATCAGCAACCACGCTGTCGAGTTTGCGCTGCAAAGCTACCCCACGATTGCTGATTGCGTGGCATATGCCTACCAGGACCAGGGTCACAGCTTTGCCGTCTTTTACTTCCCGACAGCGAATAAGACGTGGGTTTACGACGTCGCAACCAGCATGTGGCACGAGCGAAGCTATTACAACGTTCTCAACGGCATGGAATCGGCGCACAAGAGCCAGAATCATCAACTCGCGTTCGGCAAGCACCTCGTGGGCGACCCGGGGAGTGGGAATATCTATCAGATGGAGATTCCGTCCTTGCAGGCCGGCGTTTGGAGCTTCGTCACGGACAACGGGAACACCATTCGCCGGATGCGAAGGTCACCGCATATCTCGAAAGAGAACCATTGGATGTTTTACAATCAATTGGTACTCGACGTCGAGACGGGCTTGGGACCGATGCCTCCCTTGCTGGACGGAAGCGGTAATCCCCGCGACCCGCAAATCATGCTAAGGTGGTCGAAAGATTACGGCCATACGTGGAGCAACACGCACCTTTTGAACTGCGGGCAGGAAGGGAACTATCGAGCCCGCGCACGCAGGAGTAGAATGGGCCGAGCTCGCGACATGGTTTTTGAGATTGTTTGCACAGACCCGATTGGCTGGCGTTTGATAGACGGCTATCTGGACGCTGATGACTTCACGCCGCAACAGAGATTGCCGAATAAGTACGCACAGGTGAGCTGATGGCCCTTCCCCCACTTCCACCACCGCCGCCAAGCCCGACTACCGTGCTCGGGGAGGACGGATATTTCACCACGGCATGGTCTATCTTCCTCAATTCGCTCTGGACGGCCGTGCGCGCCATCGCAAATCTTGTGGCCCCGCCCGCAACATCAGCTTCACCGGGCATCGCGGGGCAACTGGCCTTCGATCAAAATTTCCTTTATATTTGCGTGAGAACTAATACAGCGAGCCCGAGCGTGACAGCCTTATGGAAGAGAATCGCACTGACAAACTTTTAGAGATGATTGCCGCCGAGGGTAAGATTCCTCGCGAGCGACTCACGCTTTCGACAAAGGTGGAAGACCTCGGCTTGGACTCCCTCGACTTCATCTCGCTCATTCAGGACATTGGCGAGAAGTTCAAGGAAATCCCGGACAGCAAGATTGCGGGGCTAGAGACGGTGGGCGACATATTGAAGGCCATCGAATGAGCGTAATCTTCGCCGTGGAGAAATGGTCCGATTGCCTAGCGGAGCTTCGCCCGCTATTTTCGTTGCTGTGGGCTGACGTTGCCGTGGACAAGGATAGATTCGTCGCGAAGTGCGATGAAGTAAAGTACAAAGCGCTCGAAGATTTGAATATGCTGCACCTCGTAACCGTGCGTGATGGCGAGAAACTTGTCGGCTATTATCTGGTTTTCATCACACCCAATGGCCACTACGACGGCGCGGGGCCGATGGCTTTCACGGACATGTATTACGTTTTGAAAGAATATCGCCGCGGCAACACTGGCATGAAACTTTTTGCATTCGCAGAAGAAACTTGGCGCGCGAAAGGTTGCGTCAAGGCGTACACTTCCCACAAGCTACATCGTGACCGATCGGCGATGCTGAAAGCTCTCGGCTGGAAGGCGACAGACTTGATTTATTCGAAGGTGCTCGCGTGAGCGTTGCGGCCATTGGCAGTATTGCGGCGGCTGGGATAGGAGCGGCTGGAAGCATCGCGTCTGGATCTATGCAAGCGGGCGCGGCAGAGAACGCCCAGCAACTCCAAGCACAAGAAGCGCAAAATTCCCTAAATTTCCAGGAACAGGAATGGAATACTCAGCAGCAAAACGAGGCTCCCTTCCTCGAAGCCGGGCAAGGTGCCATCGGTAATCTCTCACAGATGGTCAACCAGGGCAATGCAGGACAAGGCCCACTGGCTCCGTGGACAGGGACTTTTTCCGCGCCGACAGCAGCGCAAGCCGAAGCGACTCCAGGCTACCAGTTCCAAGCGCAGCAAGGCGAGCAAGCTGTCCAGAATTCAGCAGCGGCAAGTGGCGGACTACTCACTGGCGGGACGCTCAAAGCCGAGCAGAACTATGGTCAGGGCCTCGCATCGGAGAACTATCAGAACACGTTCAACAACGCTCTCACGCAGTACCAGACGGCCTACAACACGTTCCAGAACAACGCAGCGAACGCATACAACCGTGAAGCTGGCATCGCTGGAATTGGGCAGACGGCGGCTAATCAACTCGGCACAGAAGGCCAGCAAGCGGCCAGTAACACCGCGAATATCAATCTTACGACCGGCGCACAGCAAGGCGCCGATATTCAGAATGCGGCTTTCCAGACAGCGAGCGGCTATACCGGCGCGGCCAATGCTCTCTCTGGCGGTATAAATAACATTGGCAGCCTGTCGATGTTGCAACAGATTCTCGCGCAACAGCAACAGCCAAGTATGGCCGCAGCAAATGCTGCGATGCCGTATTCGGTTGACGAGAACGGATAAGTGAATGGGATATTTTCCTTCAGCCGCGAACCAGTTGCAGCAACAGCCGAACCCGCTAGATCAGTTCGCGAAAGCGCTGTCCGTCAAGAACATGATTGGCCAGGGAACGACGCAACAACTCCAGCAACAGGGCATGGCGCTGCAAAATCAGAATGAACAGCAAGCCATCACCGATCGGGCAGCAACGACAAAAGCCATGACGGAGTGGGATGGTAAGAACTTTGAAGATTTGCCAGCGCTTGTTCTTAAAAATGGCGGCTCCGCCAATGCCGTCTTTGGTGTGCGCAAGCAACTCCTCGACCAAAAGCAGGCGCTATCGAAAATTGCTGCCGATGATGCCACGACGGGCAGCAAGAATATGGAAACCTACAAAGGGAAGAATGACCAGATTGCCGGGCGTGTCCAGTCTTTGAGCGATGTCTCGGACGCGAATCTTCCGCAGGAAGCACACAAGGTAGCGAATAGCCTCGCTACGGATGGCTTGATTGATTCCGCACATCACGACCAGTTGATGCAGGTCATCGATTCTTCCTCCGATCCAGGCGCCCTTCGCCAGCAGATGGACCATTACGCAAAGATGCACATGGGAGCGAGTGAGCTGGCTGGGGACGCTCAGAAGAATTCCGAAGTCTACAAGAACATCCAGCAGGGCAATCTAGCCAAGGCTGAGGCGCTGCAAAAAGGCTCACCGCTTACAGCGATGGAAACGGACCCGACACACTTTACGGCGGAGAAATTGCCAGGAACAATGGCGTATCTCCAGAGCAAGATCGCGGATCCCAACGCCGACCCGGTAGATAAAGCGCGGGCCACACGTCTTTTGAGCACGGCGACGACTGCGCAGAAAATTCAGCTCCAGCAGGACACCGCAAAGAAATCCGCAGATCAAGCGATTCAGGATGGGGACCCAATTGTGGCGGGACAGCTCCTCCATGACGGGATTGTAGCGCCATCGCAGATCATTTCGGCTCGCAAGCCGGAATTCGCACAAAAGGCGTTCCAGGCGGCTGCCAGCAAAGGCGATGGCTGGAACGCTCAGCAAGCCGAGGCCAACTTCAAAGTAGCGGGTTCGCAAGCGAACACGGCATTCTTCGGCTCGGCCAAGTCTCTGACCGACAAAGGCGGCACACTCGACCAGCTTGCCGACGCCGCGAAAGACATCCCCGATGGCCAAATCCCGGTCTTCAACAACATTGCGGACGTGATGAAAGCGGCGACAGGCAGCGGGCCAGTGGCAAAATATGCGGCTATCCTGCTAGGCGTTGCCGACGACTACTCGAAAGTCATGGGTGGCGGACAAGGCAGTGACACTTCGCGCAATCAAGCTTTGTCACTTGCCCCTGCTCAGGCCAGCCCTGAAGCGCGCGCAGCGGCCATTGAAGGAATCCGGGGATCTGTAAATTCACAGAAAAACTCTCGCATCGGCTCGAACCCGGTCTTGCA